GATTCAAAATAATCTTTTCCATCGGTAAAGTAGGATGGAGTTGCATCACCAAGTGATGGAAAGTCTACATATACTTCAGGTTTCCAAGAATGTAAAGACACATTAGCGCTAATATTTTCCCATCTAGATGGCGTTCTTTGAATTTTTTTTCTTTGAGCTTTAAAGAATCTTGAACTCAAAAAGTTAGAGGCTGGCCTTTCATTGAAATATATAATTACTCTTCCATCATTGTAATTATTTTCTAAATAAAAATCTCCATTTTCTGGTTCAACAGAAGTTATATAAAAATCTGGGTTTTTTGCAATTATTTGATAAGTTGTATAGGGTTCTGCAAGAATTGATTGATCCTCTACAAGTATCTGCTCAATTACTGGTGGTTTTGGTGTTGCTATAGAAGTAGGCGTTGCTGCGTCTTCTACTGTAAATTTAATCTTTTCTTCTGGTATAATCTGATTAGATGCATCAACTAATCCATTAACCCTAATATAATACTCTTTTTGCCCTTGAAGAACAGTATTCCAATAAAGCTTTAATAATCTAGATATTTGATTATAATCATTTAAAGTTGTAATTGTTTTAAATGGATTAGAGACAACTAATGGAGTAGAATCAGTCGTTTCTACAATGAAATTAGCATTTACCAATGAACTAATCTTTACTGTTCTAGCAAATTTTATAACAACTACATCTGGTCCAACTGTTGCATACTCAATAAGATTTAGAGCCACTTTACACTCCTACACAATATTTCTAAATAGATAGTAACTACTTTTATAGAAAAAGAAAGAGGGCGGTGATAATTAAACCACCGCCCTCTCCCCACTAGGGAGCCGTAACTATAACTTCCCTAAGGCTTATTAGTTACCAATATTGTTAGTAACAGTGACCTCGTAGTTACGTGCGAGGCTGACATTCTTAGCAACGGTAATACCTTCACCGTCACCGAGCATCACGATGTCATAACGCTCTTTCATCTTCATTTGACGGATATCACGGCTTGGATCATCGAACTGATCTGTTGACATATCATCCTTAACAAGAAGTGTTCCCACTTCGTTGCGGTCAATCAAGAATAGGTCTGACTTGGCAGGTGTGCCACCGCTCTTAGCTGTGAAGCTTACGAAAGGTGAAACAATTACGTTCAAGCCCATTGGAGCTGTTGCATTGAGAGCTGCTCCTTCTGATTGTGGACGATATCCCCAGCTGGTGTTAACAGCTGCAGCTGAACCGCCGGTATGGAAGATTGCATCCTTAAGGAACACTGACCACATGAGTGGGTGTAGGATGAAATCGGTTGGAATGTGCTTTTCTGCCATGAGCACTGCTGCCATGTCAACTACGTCATCCCATGTGATGGTGTCATTTGCGGCACCATCGATTCCTTTACCAGTGGTGGCTGTACCACCGTCGTTGTCGAATACAACTGTAGCTGCATCCTTAAAGCGACTAAGAGCAATTTGCTCTTTCAAACGAGCCATTGCACGGCCTGCAGCGCGAACATGAAGTCCAACGATGTCCCAGAGGGAGTCAGCAATTACTTCTTCGGTAAATGCTAGCTTAACACCCTTCTTGGAAACCTTTCCTTCAATCTGCTTTGCAAAGGCTAGTGCCTGCTCTGGATATTCTTGTCCTTCAGGTATCTCTGCTGCTTGAATTGCATTAACGGCTGGGAACTCCAGAGAACGCCCCTTGCCAAGGCGTACGGTTGAAAGTAGAGGGGTCACAAGAAGTTGTGGCTCTGCTGCTTCCTTTAAAGTACGAGAGATTACCTTGGGGAAAAGGATTGCTGCGTCTGGTGAACCAAATGCTTCCTTAATGGTAACTCTGTTATCTGTATCAATGTACCCATCCTCAGCTAATGCGGCTTCCCAAGCTGGGAGCCCTGAGAGGAGTTCTTGGATTGTCTTACTCATCTTAGGATTTATCCTCCTGTGTTATCTTTCTTTGTTTTTCTTATAATGTTAGATTAACGCGGAATGCGCCAACTACGTTTGTAACATCCAGGTTTGAACGGATGCCAAGTTTACCCTGGTAGGTTCCAGACTTTGTAAGTTCATACACAGTCTTGAGTGCACCTGGATCTGATGGGAGTTGCATGTATGAAAGCAACCCGTCATCAAAGTTGGTGGCAAATGTCTCAACCTCGATAACTTTACCAACCTCTAGCCAGGGGTAGCTGGCTTTATCAGCTGTGGAAAGCTTTCTTGGACGGCCCATGAAGTCAGCGGCAACGAGATCACCAGCAGCGATGTCTGCGTTAACACCAGTTACCATTGGGTACTCTACGTAACCTCTTGTAATGAAACCAGCACCTTGTGAGGTTCCCTTATCAAATGGTCTGTAAAGATCATATTGTGCGCAACCGATTGGGAGTGAACGGGCAGCAACTGCCTGTGTGTCACCTGCTGCACCTGCTACTGGAGTTGCACCTGCGGTTGGATCCCAACCTGAAATTGTGTCACCCCAAGTAACGCTTGAAGCGCTACCGTTTGCAGGAACGAAGCGTGAATCGCCACCTACGGTAACGACTGAAAGGATTGTTCCCTTTGGAATAACAATCTCAAAGCGATCATCTTCTGAATCTGAATACCAGGTTGGAAGAGCAACGCTAGGAAGAATGTATGCTGCGGGAGCGATACCTTCTGAGACAACAAAACGACCTGATCCGGTTTTTGTGCCTACTTTACGAAATTTTGCTAAACTCATTTTAAGTTTCTCCTTATATTTTTATAATTAAAGTTTACGACGACCCATAAGAGCATCTACAAACAGTTCTTCTGCTGTTAGCTGTCTAGGAGCCTTGTGTGATACTTCATCTTCTTCTACCAAGAGAACGTTATCTTCTTTTTCAAGAACAACTTCGCTCTCCATCAATGACTGACTAAAGCCATGAAGATCTTTTTTAACAGCTGGCATTTTTGCCAAGTCTCTCAAAGAATCAGCGAGAGAACTAGCTGATCTATTAATGTGATCTGCAATTAATTCTTCTCTTTCTTCAATTGACTCTGTTCCAACTGCTATCTTTGTATCAACAACTCTTTCAGCCAAAGTACGATGTAGTGCTTTTCTGAGCTTGCTGTTTTCTTCTTGGAGTGACTGAACCTTTGCTTTAAGCTCTTCAACTTCTTGCTCAGTAATTTTATTATCTTCACTGAGGTCTGTATCTGATTCCTCAGCCTCTCCACCGTCTTCACCAGCAGCTGGCTCTTCGTCGCTGTCGCCGTTTTCTGGTTCAGACTCCTCTGATTCTTCTGCAGAATCTGGTTCAACTTCATCCTTTGTTTCAGGATCTTGTTCGCCAGCCTCTTCAGATTCCTCATGAGAACCTTCTTCTTTGTCTGCTTCCTCTGAAGCGGAAGCTTCTTCGTTAGCGTCTGTGTCTTCGACCTTCTCCTCTTCTGGAGAATCTTCTGCTACTGCTTCTGATGCTATAACAGAAAGATCTTCACTAAGTTCTTCAACTTGAGCGAGAATGTCTTCAACAGTGTTGTCATTGCTCATGCTAGAAATCTCCTCATGGCTATCTTTCTCTTTATTCTCATTAGATAGTAATGAAGTGTTGTCACTGTTACTATTTTCGCTCTCCTGTATCGCAATTGCTGACAGAAAAGCCCCTTTCATATGCATATAGAGGGGTTTTGACTCTTTCTTCTTTAAAGAAGACAAAATTGATTGATGTTCACTTATTGAGACAATATCCTCTTCATTCATATGAAGCACAAAGGCCGAGCTCTTTGCAACCCAATTTTCTGAGTCTGCAACTGCTACTTGACCATCGGACTTCTTTGAAGATCTTACACTAGATCTTTGATCTGCTGGTTGATTGACAAACGAATACTCTTTAAAAGAAATATCCTGCATATCAATAAACGCCAATTTACCCTTATAGACCTGACCTCTTCTGTATTTAGGAAGTTTTGGTCTTCCGTCGGCTGACTCTGCAGCGAGGTCTTCTCCAGAAATAGAGCAAACTGCTTTTCCAGCTCTTCCGCCTACTGAACCGGTTAGATATCTTTTATCAGATACCTTTTGTGCTGCGACTGGATCGGTAATGGCAATCTGAAGTCTAACAAAAGCTGCTCCATCTTCTTCCTTATCCATTCTAGCAGCGATAACTCTACCAATTGGTTCAGAGTTTAAATCATGATTTAAGATAATTGGCTTTGGATATGGATCAACCCAAGATTGAAGAGCTTTTTCCAACTCTGCAGCAGAGTAGTTATTATAGTTTCCAGTAAGTCCGCTCGTGTATAGCAGCGACTTCAATAATCAATCCGTAGTTATCATTAAATCCTTCAGAAAAATCATAATCGCTTTCTGCAAGGTTGGGGAGTTCAATCGTGAAATTTTCTACGAAATCAAAAGACATATTTGCTCCAAATACATTAAATTCAAAACTTATAGTAAATTACTTTTTATAAGATTGAACAATCTTATATGAAAATATATACTTAAACCTGCACACCTTGCGCAAGCTTACTTCTATCATCGCCAGAGCTTAGAAATGCTGCCAACATTCCCCTATTCATAATATGCGGAGTATAAATATACGACGCACAGTATAGGTTTTTGTTTTTATGCTTAGCTTCTAAGCTCCATCCCAAATCTTCACCCTGTGGATGAACCTTATAGTCGAGGTCTTGATAGGTTGACCTTGACATCATTTTTGCTGCCATAATAATATCAGATTTAAAATAACCACCGTAAGGATATTCTGTTTTTCTATATCCTTTTTCTGGATTTTCTTCCATCCAATTCATAACACTTGGATACATTGTGCCAATAGGCGTCATGAACATCAAAGTATTCACGGCATCTGCGCCAGACTGTATGTGGCTGATTAGAGAATTGATGGTTGAAGGGTTTGTTATCAAAACATCAGAGTCAAGACTATAATAATAGTTTGGAGATATTTCTCTAACTGTTTTTAATAATGAGTTTCTCATCGAAACCATATTTTCATATTTTGAAATAGTCCACATTCTTGAATTTTCTTGATGCTCATGGTGAGCAATATCGTCCCTGACATTTAATTCAAAAATTGGAGACTTTTGATTTTTTTGCCTGTACTGGTGCAACATAGAAATTGTTTCTTGATCATCACTAGACACCTCAAAAACAAAACCTATTTTTGACATATCAATTCCTTGATTTTCAATACAAGAAATCCAGTAAGGAAATATCCAACTTCTTTTATAAATTGGGCAACCTATAATAAGTTCCATGTTTGCTATTCTTCTGGTTTTTCAGCTGTCTCTTTTGCGATCTTTTTTGTTGCAGCTGGCTTTTCCTCTGCCACAAGAGGTGTTTCTCTCTTGTCATCTTTAGCTACAATTGCATCTTTGATTGGTTCTTCTTTTGTAGGCTCTTTATCTTCGTCGTCTGAAGAAAGAACTTCTACAAAAACATCAACAATTGTAACAAGTTGCTCTAGAGCCAATCTAACTTGACCATTAAATACAGCTTCACGAAAATTGTCTAAAACATCATTAAAATCAAAATCTTGATTTTGGTTATTCTCTTCCATCTATGATTTCCTCTGCTTCTTTTTCAGATTTTTCTGGAGTAATAGTATTATACTCCTCATCTAGCAGATTTTCAATCATAATTAGAAATTGGTTGTCATATCTTTTAATATCTGGAGAAGTTCTTCTTCCATTTTGATTTGCGGGTCTCATAGTATTGCCAACACCTCTTCTTGAATTAGGAAGGTTTCTCTGCCCCCTAGGTGCTGGTTCTTGAGTATCTGCATTGTCTGTAGTAGGCTCTTGCGAGCCTGTCTGAGACTGTTGTTTTTGCATATTTTTAGATTGTTCTTTAGAGATGTCTACTTGAACTTTACCTTGCAGGGCAGCATAAAGCTCCTTCTTATCTACTTCAGGATCCATATTAAGAGCAAGGCGAGTTTCATCTAAGGTCATAACATTATTGACAAATTTTTGAATGATATGACTTTCCTTCTTTACCTGAGTATCAACATCTATTTCCTTAAACTTAAAGAAGCATCTATCAGATATTCCCGAATTGGATGGATTGACAATTGGATCAAATCCACCCTCAAACAAAAGTTCATTAAAGATATTTAATCTAACCATTTCAGAAAATAGTCTTTGATAATTCTTAATCTTGTCATAAAGTGCAGTATCTAACCTTTCAGACATTGCCCTATTTCCACCATTCATTGTCATTCCCAAGTGGTGAGGAGCAACTCCTAATCCAACTGCAACTCTTTCCTTAAAATGCTCAAGATATGAACTTGCATCTAAAGATTCGCCTTGACCACCAATAACTTCAACATCATGTCTATGTGGAAGTATAAGGCCACCTTCAGCTCTAAGGTTTTCTATTTCTACTGCAGCTCTATCTATCTCGTCTGGCTCTGCTGGCTGCTCTGGTGTACCAATTTTGTATTTGTAAAGTGGGAACAATTCTCTGTGAACAAGGTTTTGAATATCTTCTTCCATTTGTCTTAGAGCAACAACGTCATCTAACACAGTGCTCAAGAAAGGAGTACCAAACGCACGTCCTGTCTTTCTATCAAAATGTAAATGTATTACCTTTTCTGCTGACCATGTTGGGTCAGTACCAGTAGGACCATAAGTGAAAGGGTCTGTTTGTTGCATATAAGATTTTGGCTTATTATGCTTATCTCTTAAAATTCTTACTTGCTCTGTTGGTATTAAATAATATCCAACTATTGGGTATCCACCATTAATTCCCTCTATTTGACCAGGAAAATACTCGCCAATATCTGCCCTTGCCTTAACTATAAAGGCATTTGAAAACTTAATAAGCTGATCAAAAACTTCCATTAAGAATTCTATAAATGGTCTTTTCATAGCCATCTCAAGAAAGTCTATTCTTTGAAGTAAATAAGAAACTGCTTCTTGATTTTCAGAAGATATTTCCCATCCTTCTTTCCAAAACAAATCCTTATATTTTGATATAGCCTGTCTAACATAAGAGTCAGTATCTATTGCTTGAATAATACGATCAAAATCATACGGAGCTGGTTCAAAGTGTGATCTATTACTAAAATAAAAATCTACACCTCTAAAACCCAATGCCAAAGCAGCGACTCTCATACTCTTAGAAAGAGTAGAAATATCGCTAGTACTAATTGTCTTGGCTACAAAGTCAACATTTTCTTGTTGATTCTGAAAAGGAAGGTAATCTCTTATGGCCATTTTTCTTCCAATGCTTATATATAACTTATATTAATAGTAGTGTTTTTTTGCAGCTATAGCCATTTTATATAGGCCTGATTGACCTATTGATCAGAATTCATCCCTGCAGATTCAAAAGCTTTTTGAATAATTAGGTTTTTTACGGCTTCCAACCAAAATATGGTTTCTGCCTCGTTAAAGTCACTTTTATAAGAAAGGTTCTTATCTGAGATATTAATCGATACATTAAAATCTTTTTTGGCTTCTACTGTTTCATCTGACATTTTACTTATCCTTTTGATCTTCTTTTACATTTTCTTCTTCATGAGTATGATTACTCATTTGGACCAACATTGCGTTTAACTGCTTAATTGTAGCCTCTTTAACAACTATATCAGTAGTTAATTGAGCTATCTTTTCTTGAAAAGTTTGAATAATAATATTTATATCTAAGTTTGATTCTTGCATCTGCCTATCCTGGATAATTGTGGTTTTCCATTAGCCACTGTCTCATCTTTTTAACTTCACTATACAATACGGTAAATAGTGAGTCATACTTAACGTCATCGACCAATGATTCATCGTCATATGATACCAAATATGGAGTTAGCTTTTCAACTTCTTCTGCTATAAAACCAAAATGTTTTCTAAAACCATATGGACGTTCGTGTTTAATTGAACCACCATATTCTTCATTGTACTCAAATATTACTGGTTTTAAATTCCAAAAATTTTCTAAATTTGAAACAGATGCTTCTATTGGTTCAATGTTTTCTTTAAACCTTATACTTGATCCGGTTCCAGATTTCCAATAAACAAATTTTTGATTTGCTGTTGCAGTACTTGAAAAACACAGAACACCAACGGTACCAGCTGTAGTCTGAGATACTCCAGTACCACTGGCAACCATTTTGTAAGACACATTTCCAGTAACATACAAGCTTCCACTTAGCGTACCTCCCGAATCTGGAAAGTAGTCATGTGTGTGTGATGTTGATGCATAGGAGTGCGTATGCCCAGA